GAAGATACGTCAACAAAATGTATTGCCTTTTCTGAACACGGTGATTTCGGTTTTAGATTTTTAGACGCTATTATTACTGTCAATGCTAATGACGCCTTGGTTAATGAATTACGTTCTACTGTAACAAACCTCTCTAATACTGACGAGTGGAAAAGTAAATTCAAAGGCTCTGTAATTTACATAGGTAACGGCACAGATAAAACAATTAATATGTTTGAAGAAGCTGTTTTAAACTTTAGTAAGTAATACAATTATGTAAGAGCTGATTGGCATCCTTATAGTTGTCAAACAGCTCTTGCTGATCCCTGCCAGTTATGTTTAGATTTACATTAAATTTTCTGTTTTGTAGATTTTGAAATTCAGGTATTTCCATATCAACTTCTAATTTTCTATTCAGATAGTTCCAATATTTTTCAATAACTTCTAAATTTTTTATATCTTTTATTACACCAGGTTTTAATTGAGTACAACCCCACAATAGGTGATTAGTTATTTCTGGTTCTTTATTATTACCTATGTTAGCAAATATATTATTGCCAGGTAGTTTATCTAAAATATTAATAAACTGTCCTATTCTAGGATTAAAATCTATTGCAATTAACTTATAGCCTGATATATGAAAGTCAGGACCTGCAAAATTCATCTCTTGTATATTTAATTTATCAACAATAGTTTGTAAAAACTTTAATATCTCTCTATGTTTTGTTGGCATAATTTCAACAACAGGAACAGACCAACAACACATATCTCTAGCAATATCACTTTTTGTACTGTTAGAATGTTGTTGAATAGGATTGTAATTAAAATCTAAAATATCACCATACTTTACTTTAGATTGTCTGGTATAAAATAGTATATCTACTTTACCGTTCTTTACATAACCCATTGGAGATATTGAAGGCTCTTCACTCCAATAATACCCTTGTGCCATTATTCTACAAGGTGTGTTATTAAAGTTTTCGTTTTGAATACCTTTTTTGTTTATATCAAAGAAGTCATTATGATAATCTATCTTACTTAAATGATCCAAAAAGTGGTGTTTATTATTCCATCTTCTATACTCTATTATAGGTGTATTTTGATCTGATTTAGGATAGAAAGAATTACTACCTGTGCCGATATCAGGTTTTGTAAAAAATTCTTTATTGTTGAATATGTTTAGTTGACTATGAAATGTTGGTGTAACACTTTCAGGTACGTTATGTCCTAAACCAATTGTTCTGCAATAGTCATCTAGTTTTTGTTTGTTACTAAAGATTTCAGCTGCAAATGGAGTTATGTTATTAATACCATAATAGCTTTCTAGTTGACTTTGTATAGGAAAAAGATTTTCGCTTACAGTTATTACTTTACTGCAAGATGGAACTTTTTGTGTTATTTCTAAAATATCAAATTTTTTTGATACGATAAGTTTGTCTATGTGTTTTATGAAAGGTTTATAGCGGTCACCTGCCTTATTAGGTACCACATCACAAACCAATGTGATGTGGTTATTTAAATTCGCTGTGATATGTCCTTCAGACTTGTTAAGGCTTCTTTTGTGTGATAATATAATTACATTCATTTTTCATAATATATAGATGTAAAATAACTATAAGATATTATCTCTTAAAGTCACCATTGTCAAATTTATAAGCCCAATTAGGTTCTACTTTCATTGACTGCTCTTGTACACCTTCGTCTATTGATGGTAATTTTGATCTCTCTCCATCCCATTCTTTAAAGGTTTCTTCATCTGCAAACTCTCTTATGATTATAACACTTTTGTTATCAACATTTAATTCAGCTTGTTTGACTACTTTATAATTTTCGTCATTAGCAATATGTTGTTTAATAATATCTGTATCAATTTTAGCTGAAGATGTTTTGTTAAAAAAATCTTCAACTGAACCGAAAGTTAAGCTCGAGTCAACGTTTGTTAGCTTCCATTTTTTAGTTACTACTGGCATTTTATTTGTACTCCTCTTCTTTGTGTCTTTTTTTGCTTTCCCATTGCTCATAGTCCATAATTGGGTATGTGACACCTACATCCCACGAGTCTATGTCTATAAAACTATTGGCACCGCCTTCTTCTTCAGAAATATTAAAGTCAACGTTTGGGAGGAACGCTCTATTTTTTTTCCATATTTCATAGCTATTAAAATCTTCAAATCTTCTTAATGTGATAACTGTTTTTTTATCTGCTAGCAAGAACGAATCTTGTGCCGCTATATTTTTCTCATTATTTTGTTTGTGCGCTTTTATGTCTTCAGGATCTGTCGCTCCTGTATATGTATTGTCAAAGAAATCTTGTGGGTCCTCAAACGTAGTTTCAGGACTAACAGTATTTAGATATCTCCATTGTGTGTCTATGCTCATAATTTTACCTTGTTTTTACTCTAATAGTATTATTTATGCGTATAAATACTACTATGGCAGCTGTAGCAAATTATACAATAGAACAAGGCACAACATTCAGTTCAGCAGTAACAGTTAAAGATAATCAAGGAAACGCATTAGATTTAACTGGTTATACTGCTAGTGCAAAAATGGCCTTGGGGTATAGTTCTACGAGAACGAGGACAAGTTTTACCTCGGAATTTGATACTGACAGATCAACAGGTATTATAACTATATCTTTGACTGCAACTCAAACTGCCGCTTTGGACGCACCAGCACGTTATGTCTTTGATTTAGATATAACAGCGGGTGATGGAACAGTAACAAGAATAATTGAGGGTCTAATAACGGTTAGACCTAACGTATAATAATAATAAGGAGAAATACAATATGAGTAGTGAAACAATCAACTCAACAGAAACGACAGCAGCACCAACTGCGCCAGTAGAAGCGTCTTTTACAATTGATGGAAAAGACTATAAAAGAAGTGATTTGTCACCACAATGCTTTAATAGTATTGTTGTAAGACAGGACTTACAAGCAACTAAAGTAAAATTAACATTAGAATTAGAAAAAGTTGCAATTTTACAGGCACATTATGATACTGTCATCGCTAAAGATTTAGGTATTGACTTAGCAAAAAAAGTCAAAGAAGACAAATCTAAAACAAACAGCGACGCTAATAAAAAATAGTTGACATATTAATTATTGATTGATTTAGATTATCTTATTATTATAAATATTGGTAACACAGTATAATAATAGGTAAAAATGTCAAATAATATAACTGCGACTTACAGTACAGGCACGAATACAACTGCTACAATTAATAATACTACAACAGGACCAAGGAATGTTTCTGTAACGGCGCCGTCAGTAGCGAAATTAACAAAACTTACAGCTTTAAGTGATGTTAACTCTACAACTTTAGACGATGGTGCTATGCTACAATATGATGATTCATCAAAAAAATTTATAACAAGAACTGAAATAAAAACTGAAAGTGGAAATTTAGTACTTAACGGTGGCACATTTTAACTAGGGAGATAAAATGGCAACTATAATAAAGATTAGAAGAACCACAGGTGCTAATGCACCCAGCGGTCTTAACCAAGGGGAATTAGCATACGTTTATGATACATCAAATGCTGACAGCGGTGCTGGCGGTAATGGTGTACGATTATTCATTGGTGACCCCACATCAACATCCAATTCTGCAATAGAAATTGGTGGTAGATATTACACACAACTTTTAGACCACGCACACGGAACGCTAACAGCGTCTTCGGGTATAGTAGTAGATTCAAATAAAGCAATTGATGAATTGTTTATTGGAAATAGTGCTACAGTCGGTGGTACAATTAAATTTAACGAAGGCACAAATAATGGTGCCCATTTCATAGCACTTAAATCTCCCAATAGTGTTGCGGCTAGCGTTACATTTACATTACCAGCAACTGATGGATCAGATGGTCACGTATTACAAACTGATGGATCAGGTGCATTATCATTTGCAGCTCCAGCGTCAAGTTCATTTACACTTGCTGCTGATAGTGGTTCAAGTGATACATTTACGACAGGTCAAACATTAACAATTGCTGGTGGTACTGGTATTGGTACAACTGTATCAGACAACAATATTTCAGTTGCTATAGACGCAACAGTTGCTACATTAACTGGTTCTCAAACACTAACAAACAAAACATTAACAAGTCCAACAATCAATACTGGTACTATTAGTTTAGGTGCAAACCTAACTATGGGTGCATATAGTTTAGTTTTTGAAGGTTCAACAGCGGATGATTTTGAAACAACATTAACAGTTACAGATCCAACTGCTGATAGAACAATTACTTTACCAAATGCAACAGACACATTAGTAGGTCTTGCAACAACAGATACACTAACAAACAAAACATTAACAAGTGCTGTATTAAACACAGGCGTTAGTGGTTCAGCAATCAAAGATGAAGACGATTTAACTTCCAATTCTGCTACACATTTAGCAACACAACAAAGTATTAAAGCATATGTTGACTCACAAGTCACAGCACAAGATTTAGATTTTCAAGGTGACTCTGGTGGTGCTCTTGCAATTGATTTAGATAGTGAAACATTAACAATCGCTGGTGGTACTGGATTAGATTCAGTTGGTTCTGGAAATTCAATAACATTAAACATAGACGCAACAGTTGCTACTCTTACAGGTTCACAAACACTAACAAACAAAACAATTGATAGTGCTAGTAATACATTAACATTAGATTTAGGTGAAGGTACTTTAACTGGTACAACTGCTGAATTTAATAGTGCATTACAAGATGGTTCTTTTACTACATTAGCAGGAACTGAAACACTAACAAACAAAACTCTTACTGCACCTAAAATTGCTGACGATGGATTTATCGCTGACGCAAGTGGTAATGAGCAAATTCTTTTCCAAACAACAGCAAGTGCTGTTAATTATTTAGAAGTTACTAACTCAGCTGCAGGCAATGGCTTTAAAGTCGGAACTGCAGGCGGTGATACAAACATTGATTTAATACTTGATCCTAAAGGTTCTGGTGTTGTTGATGTTAATTCAAGTAGAATTACAAACGTTACTGATCCAACAGGTGCCCAAGACGCAGCTACAAAAGCTTATGTTGACGCAACTGCAAACGGATTAGATGTAAAAGATTCTGCAAAACTTGCTACAACAGCTGCATTATCTGCTTGTACATACAATAACGGTAATGGTACTTTAACTGCTGACGCCAATGGCGCTTTATCAGTTGATGGTGTTGCCGTAGCAGTAAATGATAGAATATTAGTTAAAAATCAAGCCTCAGCGGTACAAAATGGTCTTTACAAAGTAACAGCAACAGGTAGTGGAGGTGCGGCTTTCGTACTTACAAGAACTCCTGACGCTGACGCAGCTTCAGAAATTACAGGCGGCGCTTTCGTATTCGTTGAATCAGGTACTGCAAATGCTGACAATGGTTATGTATTCACACACGATGGTACTCCAACATTAGGTTCAACTAATATTACAGTTTCACAATTCTCTGGTGCTGGTCAAATTAGTGCTGGTAACGCATTAACAAAAACTGGTAACACTTTAGATGTTGCTGTTGATGATAGTACGTTAGAGATATCAAGTGACGCTGTACAGATTAAAACAACCTATCCTGGTCAAACATCAATTACAACTTTAGGAACTATTGCAACTGGTACTTGGAATGGTACAGCAATTGGTAATATATATGGTGGTACAGGACAAACAACATACACTACTGGTGATATGTTATATGCAAGTGGTTCAAACACTCTTGGTAAACTGGCATTAGGTGCAAGTGGTAAAATTTTACAATCAAACGGTAGTAATATAGCATATGGCGATATAGACGGCGGTACTTACTAATCGTCAAATTAATTAATAAGTTAATGGATTTATAGAGATGGCGACAGTTATTAAATTAAAAACAGGAACATCAGCTCCTACAACAAGTGATATAACATCACGTGAGGTAGCAATTGATACTTCCGCACAAAAATTTTATATTAATGATAGTGGGACTATTAAAGAAATAGGTGGTGCAACTACCTCTACTTTAACTACTTTATCAGACGTATCTGTTACAGGTATTCAAGCAACACAACATTTACATTATGATGGTTCTGAATGGGTAAATGATTACGATTTTAATATCGGTAAAAGAATTCCATTTACCAAAGCAGACACTACAGCAACAACAATCGCTCTTGTAAATAACAAAGATATGACAACAATAAATGGATTTTTAGACCATACGGTTTCTCAATCATATTATCTTCCATTTACATTAGCAGCTGGTTCAGCAGTAACAACAATAAGACCAGGGCATATGCCTACATTGGAAGGAATTTAATTTAAATGGCAAGTAAAACACCCATAAGAGCCACACTCTCTGGATCAACTGTAACAGGATTAGCTGAATTTCAATCAGGAGATTTTATACCTTTATCTGCTGGTGGTATTGGCGCTTCTTTATCAATTGGTTCTGCAGGACAAGTATTAAAAGTAAACACTGGTGCTAGTGCTTTAGAATTTGGTAGTGTAGAAGCCATCGTAAATATAGACGGTGCAACAGATTTAGAAAGTGCTACATTAGCAGTAGGCGATAAGATATTATTATCTGATGGTGGTACTGAAGGTAGAGTATTACTATCTCAACTAGATACTTTATTTTCTGGTACATCAAAAACTCTTACAAACAAAACTATCAATAGTAATGCAAATACTTTACATATTGATTTAGATGATTTAGGTACATTTACAGGTACACTTGCAGAATTTAACGCAGGATTACAAGGAGATAGTTTTGTTTCTTTAACAGGAAGTGAAACACTTACAAATAAAACTTTAACAACACCAACTTTAACAAGTCCTGTTTTAAACACAGGCGTTAGTGGTTCGGCAGTTAAAGATGAAGATAATATGGCAAGTGACTCTGCTACTCACTTGGCAACACAACAAAGTATTAAAAAATATGTTGATGATTCAATATTAACAAAAGATAATACAGACGAAATTACTGAAGGTTCTACAAACCTTTATTATACAAACGCAAGAGCAGACGCTAGAATTACAAATGCTCTTAAAGATGAAGACAATATGGCGTCTGATAGTGCTACTCACGTACCATCGCAACAATCAGTTAAGGCATATGTTGACGCTACTGTTACAGCAGAAGATTTAGATATTACAACTGATAGTGGTACAATTGCAATTGATTTAGATTCAGAAACATTAACAGTTACAGGCGGTACTGGATTAGATTCAAGTGCAACTGGTAATGCTGTCACACTTGCTATTGATAGTACGGTTACAACATTAACAGGTTCACAAACATTAACAAACAAAACTTTAACAAGTGCTGTATTAAATACAGGAGTTTCAGGAAGTGCTATATTAGATGAAGATAATATGGCGACTAATTCTGCTACTCAATTAGCAACACAACAAAGTATTAAAGCATATGTTGACGCATTATCACAAGCGTTTACTATTGCTGCTGATAGTGGTTCAAACGATACAGTAACCGTTGGTACAGATACTTTAACATTCGCTGGTGGTACAGGTATTGATACAACTGTTTCTAACAATCAGATTTCAAGTGCTATAGACGCAACAGTTGCTACATTAGCAGGTTCACAAACATTAACGAATAAAACTTTAACAACTCCTGTAATCGCTGAAATAGACGCAACTGGCAACTTTGATATTGACGCTGTTGGTAATGTTAATATAGACTCTGGTAGTAATATTATATCATTTAGTACAGGTGGTACAGGATTCTTACAACTTCAGAACGATTCAGGAAATACATGGATTAGAAATACTGGACAAGACAATGATATAAAATTTGTAGGTAATGATGGTGGAGGAACCATTACAGCTTTAACTATAGATATGTCAGACGGTGGTCACGCAATATTTAATAATGACATTACCGTACCACTTAATATCTATACTGACGGAAATCTTAATGTAAGAGTAGATAATAAGAAAATAAGAATTGGTGCAGGTGAAGATTTACAACTTTACCACGATGGAACAAATTCATATATTACAAATGACCAAGGTGCTTTAAAAATTGCAACAGAAACTTCTGGTATTGCAATTACATTAGGACATGGAACTTCAGAAGTTACAGTTGCTGATAATTTAACAGTTGGTGGCAATACTACCATTACAGGAAATTTAAATGTAAATGGTACAACTACAACACTTGCTACAACTAACTCAATAATAGCAGATACACTTATAGAATTAGGTAATGGAGTATCAGGTACTCCTGGTAATGATTCTGGTATCGTAATTGAGAGAGGTGATTTAAATAACGCATTTATAGGATTTGATGAGAGTGCTGACAAATTTATCGTTGGTACTGGAACATTTACTGGTGCAAGTACAGGAAATTTAACAATTACAACTGGCACATTGGTTGCAAACGTTGAAGGTAATGTAACTGGTAACGTAACAGGAAATGCTGACACAGCAACTGCATTAGCAAATGCTAGAACAATTGGTGGAGTATCATTTGATGGTAGTGCCAATATTAGTTTACCTGGTGTTAATAGTGCAGGTAATCAGAATACAACAGGATCAGCTGCAACTCTAACAACTGCTAGAACAATTGGTGGAGTATCATTTGATGGTAGTGCAGCTATTAATTTACCTGGTGTTAATGCCTCAGGTTCACAAGACACATCTGGTAACGCTGCTACGGCAACTAAACTAGCAACTGCTAGAGCAATTGCTGGTCAAAATTTTGATGGTACTGCAGCTATAACAATTGCGTCAACTGATTTATCTAATACAGCTGCAATCACATTATTAACTGCAAGTCAAACTTTAACTAATAAAACATTAACAAGTCCTGTTTTAAATACAGGTGTTTCTGGTAGTGCTATATTAGATGAAGACGCTATGGGTTCAAATAGTGCAACCCAATTAGCAACACAACAATCCATTAAAGCATATGTTGACGCTAAAGTTACAGCTGAAGATTTAGACATAACTACAGATTCTGGAACAATCGCAATAGATTTAGATAGTGAAACTTTAACAGTTACAGGCGGTACTGGATTAGATTCAAGTGCTACAGGCAATGCTGTTACACTTGCTATTGATAGTACAGTTGCAACTTTAACAGGTTCTCAAACCCTTACGAATAAAACTTTAACTGCTCCAGTTATTGCTACAATTTCAAATACTGGAACATTAACTTTACCTACTTCTACAGATACACTAGTTGGTAGAGCTACAACAGATACTTTAACAAATAAAACTTTAACAGCACCAAATCTTTCAGGTGTACAAATAACAGACGGCTCACTTGTATTTGAAGGTGCAACCGATGACGCTTACGAAACTACTTTTGCAATTACAGACCCAACAGCAGATAGAACAATTACATTCCAAAATGGTACAGGTACCGTTGCTTTCTTAACAGATGTAACTGGTGGTTCTACTCCTGGTGCTTTCACAACTATTACACTTAATAACAATATTACTTTTGAAGGCGATACGGCTAACGATTTTGAAACAACTTTAGCAGTTGTTGATCCTACAGCAGATAGAACAGTTAGTATTCCAGACGCTACAGGTACAGTATCATTAATTGCACATACAGAAACGTTAACAAATAAAACAATTGATTTAGGAAACAATACTTTAACTGGTTCTTTAGCAGAATTTAATACTGCTTTACAAGGGGATAGTTTTGTTTCTTTAACTGGTTCTGAAACACTTACGAATAAAACAATAACAAGTGCTACTCTAACAAACCCTACTATTGCTCAAATACTCGCAACAACATTTACGTTAAATGCAAGTGCCGACATTACATTAGACGCTGGTGGCCAAGATATTATTTTATCAGATGATGATACTATTGTTGGTACTATTAGTATGGGTAATTCTGATCTAGCAATTAGATCCAGGGTTTCAGATAAAGATTTAATATTTAAAGGTAGTGATGGTGGTTCCGAAATCACAGCATTAACTTTAGATATGTCAGACGCTGGTGCAGCTATATTTAATCACAATGTAACTGTAGGAAATAATTTAGTAGTTTCAGGTAACTTAACTGTTTCTGGTGATACAACAACTGTTAATACTTCAACATTATCCGTAGAAGATCCATTAATTATAATGGCGTCTGGTAATAATGCGGCTGACGCTGTTGATATTGGTTTATATGGATTATATGACACAAGTGGTTCACAAGATTTATATTCAGGACTGTTTAGGGATGCTTCAGATACTAAATGGAAATTATTTAAAGACCTTCAGGCAGCGCCAACTACTACTGTTAATACAAGTGGTACTGGTTATGCAACTGGAACATTAGTTGCTAATTTAGAAGGAAATGTAACTGGTAATGTTACAGGTAATACATCTGGAACAGCTGCTACGGTTACGACCGCAGCTCAACCTGCAATTACTTCAGTAGGAACTTTAACTACTTTACAAGTTGATAATCTTAACATTAATGGCAATACAATATCATCTACAGCAGGTACTGATTTAAATATTACACCATTAACAGGACAACAAATTGTATTAGACGGAACAATAATAGTTGACGCTGGTGTAGTTACTGGAGCAACAAGTATTACATCAACTGCATTGGTTGGTGCTTTAACAGGAAACGCTTCTACAGCAACTGCATTAGAAACTGCTAGAACAATCGCTGGAGTATCTTTTGATGGTACTGCTAATATTGCGATTGCGTCAACAAATTTATCTGATACTGCTTCAATTGCATTATTAACAGCTTCACAAACTTTAACTAATAAGACATTAACAGCACCAACAATTAACGCAGCTACCGTAACAGGCGCTGTAACATTTGCTGGCGATGTAAACTTTGACTCTGGTACTTTATTTGTAGATGAAAGCGCAGATAAAGTTGGGATTGGAACGACTACGCCTGCGAGATCATTAGAAATTTCACAATCAATTCCAGTAATCAGAATAACAGATACGGACGCTGCCGCTGGATATATGGAAATGGCAGGTGCAGGTGCTGAATTTAAATTTGATTTAGATAAAGATAACGCTTTAGATAATTCAATATTAACTTTTAGAGTTGATGGTAATTATGTAATGAAATTTAGAGATGGTGCGTCTGAATTTGCTGATGGTAGTGCTGCTTTTCCAAGTATTACTAACATCGGAGATGTAAACACAGGATTATACTTTAGTGCTGCTGATACAATGGCTTTTTCAGCTGGTGGTACTTCACAATTTACAATGGCAGATGGAGTTATAGCTCCTGTTACAGATAGTGATGTTGATCTAGGTACAAACTCTTTACGTTTCAAAAATGCTTATATAGATAGTATCACAGGTGCTCTTACAGGTAACGCTTCTACAGCAACTACACTTGCAACTGCTAGAACAATTGCAGGTCAAAGTTTTGATGGTTCAGCAAACATAACTATTGCTTCAACAGATTTATCAGACACAGCAAGTATTGCTTTATTAACATCAACACAGACTTTAACTAATAAAACTTTAACAACACCTACTATTGCTCAAATTAATGCAACTAACTTTTTACTAGACGCTTCAAATAATATTGATATAGACGCTGGTGGTGGAGATGTAACATTTAAAAAAGGTGGTACTGCTTGGGGACTATTCAAAGAATCAAGTGGTGACGCTGTATTTGAAGTTAAGACTAACAACAAAGATATGGTCTTCAAAGGTGAAGATGATGGTTCATCTATCACAATGCTTACACTTGATGGTTCAGACGGTGGTACTGCTATATTCAATAAAGATATAAAACTTGGTGATAGTAAAAACATTGAGTTTGGTGCAAGTGGCGATTTAAGATTATACCACGATGGTTCAAATTCGTATATAGATGACGTAGGAACAGGTGCTATTGTCGTTAGAGGTTCAGCAATTAATATACAATCAGATAGTTTAAATCTTAAAAACTATGCAGGCGATGAATCATATCTAGTAGGTACAGCAGATGGTGCTGTAGAAATCAGATACGATAATAGTAAGAAATTTGAAACAACATCTTCAGGTGTAACAATAACAGGTGCGGCTGTCGCTACTGGATTTACTGGTGCTCTTACAGGAAACGCTTCCACAGCAACTGCATTAGAAACTGCTAGAACAATTGCAGGTGTATCATTTGATGGTAGTGCAAATATTGCTATTGCGTCAACTGATTTATCTAACACATCAAATATTACTTTAAATGACGCTTCGCAAACTTTAACGAATAAAACATTAACTACTCCTACTATTACAGAAATAGATAGTGGTTCTACAATTACATTAGACGCTACAACAGATATTAATTTAGACGCTGATAGTGGGTATGTTTATCTTAAAGACGCAGCTACAGCTGTTGGACTTTTTAAGTTAACTGGATCAGATTTCTATGCCAAATCTGTTGTACAAGATAAAGATATAATATTCCAAGGAAATGATGGTGGTTCAACTATCACAGCATTAACTTTAGATATGTCAGACGCTGGTTCTGCTATATTTAATCACAATGCAACTATAGGAAATAATTTAGTAGTTACAGGTGACTTAACAGTAAATGGTACAACTACAACTGTTGCAACTACAAATACAACTGTAGCAGACTCACTATTAGAATTAGGAAATGGTACTTCAGGTACTCCTTCCAATGACGCTGGTTTAGTAATAGAAAGAGGCGATTCAAATAACGCATTTATAGGATTTGACGAGTCGGCAGATAAGTTCATTGTTGGTACAGGAACATTTACTGGTGCTTCAACAGGCAATCTAACAATTACAACTGGAACATTAGTTGCTAATTTAGAAGGAAATGTAACTGGTAACGTAACAGGTAATACATCTGGTACTGCTGCTACAGTTACAACTGCAGCTCAACCTGCAATTACTTCAGTAGGAACTTTAACAGCTCTTTCAGTTGACAATATAACTATAAACGGCAATGATATTTCCTCTACAGCAGGAACAGATTTAACAATAACTCCATTAACAGGACAACAAATTGTACTTGATGGTACAATCGTAATTGACGCAGGTGTAGTTACAGGTGCAACAAGTATTACAAGTACTGCATTTGTTGGCGCCTTAACAGGAAATGCTAGTACAGCAACATTAGCTTCTTCAGCAACTGCATTAGCAAATGCTAGAACAATCGCTGGTCAAAGTTTTGATGGTACTGGTAACATAACAATTGCTTCAACAGATTTATCTGATACTTCTGCTGTTTCATTATTGACTGCAAGTCAAACATTAACAAATAAAACATTAACAAGTCCTGTAATCAACACAGGTGTTTCTGGTTCTGCTATTGCTGATGAAGACAATATGTCTTCTGATTCGGCAACGAAATTAGCAACACAACAAAGTATTAAAGCATATGTAGATGGACTAGCTTTATCATTAATTGATGAAGACAATATGTCAAGTGATAGTGCTACACGTCCACCTTCTCAACAATCAGTTAAGGCTTATGTGGATGATAATGTTTCAAGTGTTTCAGCTTCAAGTACAACTACATTTACTAATAAAACAATATCAGGTTCATCAAACACAATCACAGGATTAAACGCTGCCAGTATGGGTGGCGGAAGTGTTTCAAACACAGAATTTGACTTTTTAAATGGGGTCACAAGTGCAATTCAAACACAATTAGATAATAAATCAACGAAAGGTTTTGCTATTGCGATGGCAATTGCATTATAAATATATAAATAAGAGAGATATAATATGGCACAAAATTTTAGAAGATATATAGCAAGAAACGTTGGGACGTCTGCTTCAACACTTTTTACTGCTAACAGTTACGATACTGTTATAGGTATCGCTTTGGCGAATACAACGTCAAGTGAAATTAAAGTAGATGTTTATATTAATGATGGATCAAATGACTATTATCTTATAAAAAATGCACCTATTCAAACTGGTGGGGCTTTACAAATTATAGACGGAGGAGCAAAATACGTAGTACATTCTGCTGACGTATTAAAAGTAGTATCTGATACTGCTAGTTCTTGTGATGTAGTTGTAAGTACAGTAGATGATATATCAAGTTAGGAAATAAATGGCTTACATAGGAAATAACGTTACACAAACTGCTGTTGATACAACAGATCAAAGATTTGACGAATTTAAGGCAACATCAATTGACGCTTCTGCTGTACAGACGATATTTTTAGGCGGAGATGAAACGGCAGTAAGTGGTTCTCCAGAAGACGCTTTCGGCGTTTCTTTGAATAATGTAAGTGCTGATTGTAATCACAAAACATATAGAAGAATTGATATGGGTAATGTAGTTGCCGTAGTAGGCGTAGTTGACTTTGGTTATGTAGCAAGTTCATAATATTATGAATTTTAGGAAAATAAAGTAACGTAAAAAAAAAGGGAGTTCAAATAACTAAATATTATAAATAATAGAAGTTAGTTTGTTACAAAAGGGAGAGAACAACAATGCCAACAATTTTACAATTAAGAAGAGGTACTACTGCTGAAAACGCTGCCTATACAGGCTCAGTTGGTGAAATAACGGTAGATACTACATTAGATAAAGTTATCTTACACGATGGTTCTACTGCAGGTGGTACAACGGTTGGTAACTTACAAGGAGTAATTCAATTAGGTAAGACAGCAACAGGAGAAATAGACACTTCTTCTGGAAATCTTACAATAGATTCAGCAGGTGGCACAGTCGCCATTGACGATAACGCAACAGTTTCAGGAACATTAGGTGTTACAGGAGTAGCAACATTTTCTACTCACGTTGCAATGGGCGATAGTGATATTTTAAAAATAGGTGCTGGACCAGATTTAACATTATACCACGACGGAACAAACTCATACATTACAAATTCAACAGGTGCTTTAAAAGTTGCAACAGAAACTTCTGGTGTAGCGATTACATTAGGGCACTCAACTTCGGAAGTTACAGTTGCAGATAACCTTACGGTTACTGGAAACCTTACAGTTTCTGGAACAACAACAACTGTAGATTCTACAACAGTTAATATACAAAATGCTTTTGTTTTTGAAGGTGCAACAGATGACGCTTACGAAACAACTTTAACAACAGTTGACCCAACAGCAGATAGATCAGTAAGTTTACCAAATGCTACTGATACACTAGTTGGTAAAGCAACAACAGATACACTTACAAATAAATCAATTGATTTAGCAGATAATACACTTACAGGTTCTTTAGCAGAATGGAATAGTGCATTACAAAGTGAAAGTTTTGTTTCATTAACAGGTTCAGAAACATTAACAAATAAAACTTTAACAACACCAACATTAACTACACCTGTTATTAATACAGGTGCAAGTTTAAAAAATGGTTCATCTAGTGCTGGTTACGCTGATTTTTATGAAGATAGTGATAACGGTACAAATAGAGTTAGATTAATTGGACCTGCTTCTACAGCAGATGTCACTTTAACTTTACCTGCTTCTACTGATACATTAGTTGGTAAAGCAACAACAGACACATTTACAAATAAAACATTAACAAGTCCTGTTATTAATACAGCAGTTTCAGGAAGTGCTATACTTGATGAAGACGCAATGGGATCAAATAGTGCAACTCAACTTGCTACTCAACAATCAATCAAAGCTTATGTTGACGCAAAAGCGACAGCAGCAGATTTAGATTTAACTTCAGACTCTGGAACAATTGATATTGATTTAGATTCTGAAACATTAACAGTTGCTGGTGGTACTGGAATTGATTCAAGTGCTACAGGTACTACAGTTACAGTTGCTGTTGACTCAAATGTTGTTCTTTTAACAGATAGTCAAACTTTAACAAACAAAACTTTAACAGCACCAACAATTACAAGTCCTGCAATAAATACAGGAGTTTCAGGTTCTGCCATAAAAGACGAAGACAATATGGCGTCAGATTCTGCTACTCACTTATCAACTCAACAATCAATTAAAGCATACGTTGACTCAAAAGTAACAGCAGAAGATTTAGATTTAACTACAGACTCTGGAACAATTGATATTGATTTAGACTCTGAAACGTTAACAATCGCTGGTGGTACTGGATTAACTTCAAGTGCGACAGGAACTACAGCAACACTTGCTATTGACAGTACAGTAACAACATTAACAGGAACACAAACATTAACTAATAAAACATTAACAAGTGCTGTGTTAACAACACCACAGATTAATGATACTTCAGCGAATCATCAATATGTATTTGCTGTAAGTGAATTAGCAGCAGATAGAACAGTAACTTTACCTTTACTAACTGGTAATGACCAAGTTACTATGGATGCTCACGCAACTACATTAACTAACAAAACAATTGATTTAGCAGATAATACTGTAACAGGTTCACTTGCTGAGTTTAATACTGCATTACAAAGTGAAAGTTTTGCTGGTCTTGCGGCTGCACAAACATTAACGAACAAAACTATATCAGGTTCTTCAAACACATTATCTAATATTGCTAATGGTTCATTAACCAATTCTGCAATAACAGTTTCAGATGGTTCCAATACTACAGCAGTTGCTCTAGGCGGAACAATGACATTTGCTGGAACTAATAATGAAGTAGAAGTTGCTGAAAGTTCAGGAACAGTAACTATCGGATTACCTGCTAACGTAACAATCTCTGGAAACTTAACTGTTTCTGGCGATACTACTACAGTTAATACTGCAACATTGGCAGTAGAAGACCCATTAATTTCTCTGGCAACAGGAAACAATGCGGCTGACGCTGTTGATATCGGGTTATATGGATTGTATGATACATCTGGTTCACAAGACCTTTACGGTGGTATCTTTAGGGATGCTGGCGATGGTAAGTGGAAAGTATTTAAAGACAATCAAGCAGCTCCAACAACAACTGTAAACACAAGTGGTACAGGATATGCTGTTGGAACAATTGTTGCAAACCTAGAAGCAACAACTGCTACATTGGGTGGCGTAGATATTTTATCTACAACTAATAGTAAAACAGTTACGAACAAAACTATTAACTGTTCTAATAATACAATTTCTAATATTGTTTCATCTATGTTTGCTAGTGCTGTAACATTACAGATACTAGATTCTGGTGGTTCAACTGTTAAGACAATTGTTGGTTCTGCTACGTAATATTTAATTAATCCCTTAATTATCTATTTTTACCTAACGCATTTATGCGTAAACTAGGATTGAGCCTTATTAACAGTTAAAAAATCTTATAAATAGTAATAAAGGAACTATTAAATGGCTAATCCAAATACCAGAGAAACATTAAAACAGTATGCTTTAAGAACATTAGGCAAGCCTGTTATTGAGATTAACGTTGATGACGATCAATTAGAAGATAGATTAGATGAAGCGTTACAATATTTTTCACAATATCATTATGATGGTGTTGAGAGAACATACCTTAAATATAAAGTTACACAAGCAGACGTAGATAGAATAATATCTCCTGATGGAGATACTGCTTCATCAATCACTAAAAATTCAGTTACTACTGCATGGACTGAACAGAATAATTTTATATTAGTTCCAGAAGCCGTATTAGCAGTAACTAGAATATTCCCATTATCAAATAGAGGCAATCAAAATATGTTTGATATGAGATATCAATTAAGATTAAACGACCTTTACGATTTTTCATCAACATCAATTATACATTATGATATGGTGTTAAGACATTTAGATTTTTTAGATCATTTATTAGTAGGTGAAAAACCAGTAAGATTTAATCAATATAATAATAAACTGTTTGTAGATATGGATTGGAAAACAGACATATCTGTAGGTGAGTTTCTTGTTATTGAATGTTTTAGAAAATTAGATCCAACAGTTATGACAGATGTTTATAATGACATTTATTTAAAACGATATGTTACAGCATTAATCAAAAGACAATGGGGTGCTAACTTATCAAAATTCAATGGCGTTGCTATGTTAGGTGGTGTTACTCTTAATGGTCAACAAATATTCCAAGAGTCACAAGACGACATAAAAAGATTAGAAGAAGAAATAAGAGGCACATACGAAACGCCTGTAACGTATATGATAGGATAATGCCATGCCAGTTAATCACTACTTCCAAGGTGGCAACGGAATTGGAAACACAGCAGAAAAAAGATTACACGAAGATTTAATCATAGAAGGTCTAAAGATATACGGCCTTGACTGCTTTTATTTACCAAGAACACTAGTTAATAAAGATTTAATTTTAGGAGAGGATACTCTTTCTAAATTTGACGCTTCATATATGTTAGAAATGTATGTTGAAACGCAAGAAGGATTTGCTGGTGAACAAGAATTAGTATCTAAATTTGGTTTAGAAATTAGAGAAGATACAACGTTTATGATTTCTAAAAGACGTTGGCAAAATCAAGTTGATAATAAAGCAACTTTAATAATAACAGGTAGACCAAATGAAGGTGATTTAGTTTATGTACCTTTGATGAATAGTTTTTTTGAGATACAGTTTGTTGAAGACCAAGAGCCATTCTTCCAATTAGGAAACCTCCCAGTTTATAAATTAAGAACAACTAGATTCGAATACAGTTCAGAAAAATTTGATGTTGGTAGACAAGAAATTGACCAACTTGAAGATAGATTATCAACAGATATATTAAAAGAACAATTAGTATTAGAAGATGGTGGTGGTATGTTATTAGAAAATTCTGATACAGTAACAGGTGTATATGAATATGTAATATTAGAATCAGATGATTACAATTTAGCAACACAAACTAGAGATTATGCTGATAACACTACATACGAATCAGACGCTGGTTTTGGTACTGAAAGTACAGCAGATGATATACTAGACTTTACTGAAAGAAATCCATTTGGAGAGGTTGACGAGTAATGTTTGGACAAAGATTTTACCACGAGTCATTAAGAAAAGTTGTTGTAGCATTTGGTACAATATTTAATAATGTCATTATTCATAGAACAAATAGTGATGGTGATGTTGTGCAAAAAATAAAAGTACCTTTAGCATATTCGCCTAAAGAAAAGTTTTTAGTAAGATTAGAACAACAACCTAATTTAGAACAAAGAGAAACTGCTATATCATTACCTCGTATGGGGTTTGAAATATCAGGTATATCTTATGATTCATCTCGTAAGTTACAAAGAGTAGGTAAGTTTAAAAATGTTAATACTTCAGACGCAAGTAAACAATACTATCAATATAATCCTGTTCCATATAATATATCTTTTAATTTATATTCGTTTACAGCAACTGCTGAAGATGGATTAATAATTATAGAACAAATATTGCCTTATTTTCAACCAGATTATACTGTTACAATAAATGCAATTCCAGATATGGGAATTAAAAGAGATGTACCTATTACTTTAAATTCTGTAGATTATGCTGACAGTTATGATGGCTCATTTACAACTAGAAGAGCAGTTAATTATAGTTTAAACTTTACTGCTAAAACATATTTGTATGGTCCTATATACTCTAAATCTATTATTAAAGAAACAATAACGGATTTATATACAGACACAACTGGAAGTCCTACAAGAGAAGAAAGAATTGTGGTTGTTCCTAATCCGACAAGTGCTGACGCTGATGATGATTTCGGATTTACAACAACTATAACTGTTCACAAGGATTCTAAAAATTATAACCCAAGTACTGGAAGTGATGGATAATTATTATGACTATAGACGACAAAATAAATGAAGCTCTAGGTATCACACCAGAGAAACCTGCTACAAAAGCAGTAGTTAAAAAAGAATTTACTCCACCTGTTCCTAGATTAGAAGATAAGGACAAAGAAGATGTGGATAATGATTACAAATACAGCAGAGAAAATTATTATAATCTTATAGAGCGTGGCCAAGACGCAATACAAGGTATATTAGATATTGCAGGTGAGAGTCAACACCCACGTGCTTATGAAGTTGCAGGTAATCTAATTAAACAAGTTGCTGATACAGTTGATAAATTACAAGATTTACAAGCTAAACTTAAAACATTAAAAGATGTACCTAACAAAACAACAGCAACTATTAAAAATGCTTTATTTGTAGGTTCTTCAGCAGAGTTACATAAAATGCTTAAAAACAAAAATAAAAATATAACTCCTGAGGAAGATAAAAACTTTAAAAAAGGTTTTAATCCTGCGGAGCACGTATATGACTGAAGCATATCTAGGAAATCCTAATTTATTTAAAGCAAATACAAAGATAGAATACACCGAAAAGCAAGTACGTGAGATTGCAAAGTGTATGGAAGATCCTACATATTTTATTACAACATATATTAAGATTGTAAATATTGACCATGGTTTAATACCATTTGATATGTACAAGTTTCAGGCAAAGATGGTTGATACTTTTCATAACAATAGATTTTCAATTGCAAAATTGCCTAGACAGTCAGGTAAATCAACAACAATCATTGCTTATCTATTACATCAAGTTATATTCAATGATAATATAAACGTTGCAATATTGGCCAACAAAAGTTCAACTGCTAGAGATTTATTAGGCAGACTTCAACTCGCATACGAAAATTTACCTGCTTGGTTACAACAAGGCGTTCTCAATTGGAACAAAGGTTCACTTGAATTAGAAAATGGTTCAAAAATACTTGCAGCTGCAACATCTTCAAGTGCGATCCGAGGTGGTTCTTATAATATAATATTCCTTGATGAGTTTGCGTTTATCCCTAATAATATAGCTGAACAGTTTTTTAGTTCAGTTTATCCTACAATTTCATCTGGTCAAACATCTAAAGTTATGATAGTTTCTACTCCACATGGAATGAATATGTTTTATAAACTTTGGAATGATTCAGTACATGGAAGAAATGATTATAAACCTATAGAAGTACATTGGTCTGAAGTTCCAGGTAGAGATGATAAATGGAAAGAACAAACAATAAGAAATACTTCCGAAGCACAATTTACTACCGAGTTTGAATGTGAGTTTGTAGGTTCAGTTGATACACTTATTAATCCAGCAAAGCTAAGAATGTTATCACACCATACACCTCTTATTTCAAATGCTGGAATAGATGTGTATGAACAACCAGTAAAAGGAAAAGATTATGTAATGACAGTTGACGTTGCTAGAGGTACTGTAAGAGATTATTCAGCCTTTACTGTATTTGATGTTTCAAAAATGCCTTATCGTATGGTCGCAAAATTTAGAGATAATGAAATCAAACCTATTTTATTTCCTCACACAATAGAAAGAGTAGCAAAAAATTATAATATGGCTTATGTTTGTGTTGAAGTAAATGATATAGGACATCAAGTAGCAGACGCTTTACAATTTGAATTAGAATATACAAACTTATTAATGTGTATGATGAAAGGTAGAGCTGGACAAATATTGGGTGGTGGATTTTCTAAAAGGGGAACACAATTAGGTGTTCGTATGACAAAACAAGTAAAAAGAATAGGCGCCTCTAACTTAAAAAGTTTAGTTGAAGGCGACAAAATGTACATACCAGATTTTCATACAATACAAGAATTATCAACATTTGTAAGACGTGGTAGTGGTTGGCAGGCTGAAGAAGGTTCTAATGATGATTTGGTTATGTGTTGTCTTATATTTGCATGGATAACAAATCAAAGATATTTTAAAGAAATGACAGACCAGGATGTTCGTGCTAAAATGTATGAAGAACAACAACACGCAATAGAACAAGATATGGCACCATTTGGGTTTATGGATGATGGTTTAAATGATGATAGTTTTCAGGATGACAAAGGCGAAACATGGACACCTGTTACAGTAAGAAAAGGAGAGATGCTGTAGTAAAGGTGACAAAATTTATAAATATAAACGAGATTAAATGATACTTATTAGCTAATAAGAGGAGAACAAACATATGGCATTTCAAGTTTCACCAGGTGTTCTCGTACAAGAGAAAGACTTAACAAACGTAATCCCAGCAGTAGCAACTACGATCGGTGCTGTTGCAGGTCAATTTAATCAAGGTCCAATGGATGAAGTAATATCTATTGCGTCTGAAAAAGAATTGGTAGAAACGTTTGGAAAACCTGACTCTACAAACTTTGAATACTTTTTTAGTGCTGCTAGTTTTCTACAGTACTCATCAAGTTTAAGGGTTGTGCGAGCTGCAAACACTTCAAGTGTAAACGCTGTCGTTTCTGGGACAGCTTTAAGAATAAAGAATACAGAGCATTACTCTAACGGTGACGGAAGTACAGGACCTTATAACGATGGTTCTGCTAACGTTGGCGAGTGGGCTGCAAGAACAGCAGGCGCTTGGGGTAATAACTTAAAGATTTCAACGTGTCCGAGTGCAACGGCATACGAAGAAACAAATAAAACAACAACTAATGACTCTTCAACAGCAGTAGGAGATACCACTATCGTATTAACATCAGGAACTGATTTTAATGTAGGTGATATCGTTAACTTCGGCGAATCTGGTGGGCACGAATACAGAATTACAGTAGTTTCAACAAACACTATAACTTTTGTAAGACACCCTTCAGGCACAGGCGGACTACACACAGCTGTTGCAAATGGTACACAAGTAAGACGAAGATGGCAATACTATGACCTAGTAGATAAAGCACCAGCTACATCAACTTATGCTTCTACAAGAAGTGGAGTAAATGACGAGCTACACATTGTAGTTATAGATGAAGACGGCGCTATATCAGGTACTGCTGGTGAAGTTTTAGAAGTTTATGATTCACTATCAAAAGCTTCTGACGCTAAAACACCACAAGGTGACACTAACTATTATCCAGATGTAATCTACAATAGATCAGAATATATCTATTGGATGGATCACATTGCAACTGGTTCAAATTGGGGTAGTACAGCTTCTGGAGTAACTTCCACAGCTCTTACAGCACCATATAGTAGATCACTAGTTGACGGTGCAGATGGTTCCGCGGTTACAACTGCTGAATTAAAAACTGCTTACGAACATTACAATGACGCTGATACAGTAGATGTTAACTTAATCATCGCTGGTAAAGGTGACGCTACTCACGTAGATAACTTAATTACAATCGCTGAAAACAGAAAAGACGCAATCGTATTTGCTTCTCCTGAAAGAAGTGATGTAGTTAACGTAACAAACTCTACTACTCAAACAACTAACGTTAAAGGTTTCTTTGACGCTGTTAGAAGTTCAAGTTATGTAGTTTTTGATAGTGGGTACAAATATACTTACGACAAATATAATGACTTATTTAGATACATTCCTTTAAACGGAGACGTTGCTGGATTGGCTGCAAGAACAGACTTAATCGCAGACTCTTGGTTCTCACCTGCTGGATTTAACAGAGGCGGAATTAGAGGTGCAGTTAAACTTGCTTACAACCCAGTCAAAACTCAAAGGGATGAATTGTACAGAGCTAGAGTAAATCCAATTGTAACTTTACCAGGACAAGGTACACTCTTGTTTGGTGATAAAACTGGACTATCTACGCCGAGTGCATTTGATAGAATAAACGTAAGAAGATTGTTTATCACTTTGGAGAAAGCGATATCAACTGCTTCTAAATTCCAACTATTTGAATTTAATGACGAGTTCACAAGAGCTCAATTTAGAAATATGGTTGAACCATTTTTAAGAGATGTACAAGGCAGACGAGGTGTTACAGACTTTTTAGTTACTTGTGATACTTCTAACAATACTGCTGATGTTATTGATAGAAATGAGTTTAGAGCAGATATATTTGTTAAACCAAATAGATCAATCAACTTTATACAACTACAATTCGTTGCGACAAGATCAGGCGTTGCATTTGAAGAAGTGGTAGGAGGATAAACCAATGCCAAATATTAATGACTTTAAAGCTAAGTTAAGAGGCGGAGGCGCTCGTGCCAATCAATTTAGAGTAACAATGCCTTTTCCAGGGTTTGCTGCTGTAGGTGGGGAGACTGAAACAATGTCTTTTCTATGTACATCAACTAACTTACCAGGAATGACAGTTGCAGAAGTAGCTGTTCCATTTAGAGGTAGGGAATTATATGTTGCAGGTGATAGAACATTTGCTACATGGACAACTACTGTCTTAAATGATACAGACTTCTTAATACGTAACGCATACGAAAGATGGTTAAACGGTATCAACAATATGTCAGATAACGAAGGATTAGTTAATCCAGTAGATTATCAAGTTGACTCATTTGTTGACCAATTAGACCGTAACGGTAATGTGATTAAATCATATACATTCAGAGGAATGTTTCCAACAACGTTGGATGACATTGCGCTATCTTATGGCGATAACAACTCGTTAGAGTCGTTTACTGCTACACATAGGTATCAATATTTTGAAACAAACACTACTACTTAATACCGTTATAAGTATTAGTAATAGGAGAAACTAAATTATGGCTGAACTGTTTGGGTTTAAAATAGAGCGTTCAAAAACGCCAACATCAGATCCGAGACAAAACATAGTACCACCACAAGCGGAAGACGGAACACAAACCGTCCCCGCTGGTGGTTTCTTTGCGTCTTATGGAGGATTTGACGTTACCGCTCGTAACGAGTTAGATTTAATTAGAAGATATAGAGAAGTAGCACTCCATCCAGAGTGTGACCTTGCAATTGAGGATATAATATCTGAAGCAATTGTATCAAACGAAAATCAACAATCTGTACAATTAGATTTAACTAAAATTGAATATAGCGAATCAATCAAAAAGAAAATAAGAGAATCATTTGTTGAGGTATTAAAATTATTAAATTTTGATATCAAAGGACACGATATTTTTAGAAGATGGTATGTTGATGGAAGAATGTTCTATCATAAAATCATTGACAAAGATAGTCCTAGATTAGGAATAACAGAATTAAGATACATTGATCCAAGAAAAATTAAAAAGATAAGAGAAGTTAGAAAGCAAAGAACTGATGGAATGCCTAGTTCATTTGCTTTTGAAAATAAATTCCAAGAGTATTATATTTTCAACGAAAGAGGAATACATCCGACTGCAACATCAAACGCAGGTGGATTAAGAATAGCGACAGACGCTATTGCTTATTGTCCATCAGGATTAATAGACCAAACTCACAATCAAGTCTTATCTTATTTACATAAAGCAATTAAACCAGTTAATCAATTAAGAATGATTGAAGACGCTGTTGTTATTTACAGAATTGCTAGAGCACCTGAAAGAAGAATATTCTATATTGATGTAGGTAACTTACCTAAAATCAAAGCTGAACAATATTTAAGAGATGTTATGGCTAGATATAGAAACAAACTTGTTTATGACGCAAGTACAGGTGAGATTAGAGATGACAGAAATTATATGAGTATGTTAGAAGACTTTTGGTTACCTCGTAGAGAAGGTGGGAGAGGAACTGAAATTACTACTTTACCAGGTGGTCAAAACTTGGGTGAGATTGCCGATATAGAATATTTCCAAAAGAAATTATATCGTTCATTAAACATACCAATTAGTAGATTAGAAGGTGGTCAAGGATTTAATCTTGGTCGTGCAGCTGAAATTAGTAGAGATGAAGTTAAGTTTACTAAATTCATAGGCAGATTGAGAAAGAAATTCTGTATGTTATTCCACGACCTTTTAAAAACACAATTAATTTTAAAAGGTGTTATTGCTCCTGAAGAATGGCCTGTAATACAAGGTGATATAACATTTAGTTTCTTACAAGATGGATATTTTGCTGAATTAAAACATAGTGAAATGTTGAGAGAAAGAGTACAACTGGCACAACAATTAGAAATGTATGTTGGTAAGTATTTCTCTAATGAGTATATAAGAACAAAAATATTCAAACAAAATGAAACCGAGATTGAAGAAATTGATCAACAAATAGAAGATGAAGGTGGGTCAGAACAGGCTGCAATGAACACAGGAATAGGTGGACTTGAACAACAACCCAAAACTGGGAAAACAAATGGTAAAGAAGCTCCACTAGCAGTAAGTGCTAAACAAAAGGCTGACAAAAAACAATTTAAGGATGCAGAAACAAAAGCTAGAGATTCTTATAAAACAGGAGATAAATAGATAATATGACTAAAGATGATACAAAAAAATTCGTAAATTCACTTGAAAAGGGCGACAACAAACAAGCAGGAACAGACATTAAAAATGCTCTTGCTGATAAAGTTTCTGGCGCCTTGGACGATGCTAAAGTTGATGTGGCTAAATCTGTATTTACAGGACAGCAAGGTGTAGAAACACCTGAAGCTAATCCTTTTACAGGTAATGATACAGCTGCAGAAGCTCCTGCACCAGAGGTTCCAAGTGATGAAGTGGCTAAGTAATTTTATAAAAGAACAAATTACTGAAGCAAACGACTACAAACGTACTAGGCAATATAATAAATTATCTCCTAGAATGAAACGTGCTGTAGATATGGTTTTTAAAGCCGCTGATAAAGACGCAGATGTGATTGCTAATTTTGAAAAAAATGTTAGTGCAGCTGCAAACAAATTTGGAGTAAAGAAACAAGATTTAATGAAATATTTTGATAAGGAAACATTAACAATTTTAAGGAGATAGAAATGGCAGTAACACAAAGAGTTCTAACAGACAATGCTTATGGCGCTAAAGTTTTAATAAACTTTGATGGTCATGGCTCAGCTGTAACTATTGACGCTTCAGCATTAGCAAATAAAGAAGCTTCAGGTGATAGACTAGATATTAAAAAAATATCTTGGTCTTTAGACACAGAAGTGGCAATAACTTTTACTGGTTCAAATGTTGTAGAGGCGATTGATCTTGCAGGCGGTACAACAGGTAGTTTTGATTCACACGTTATCACTAACGGTGCAACACAACCTGGAGACGCTACAGACGCTGATATAATATTAACACCAGGAACTGGTACAGACGGTTTTGTTTATTTGGAACTAATTAAGTCAGTCGGCTTTGGTAACTAATAATGGCTGATACAGTATCTACACAGGTATTAACAGATACTACAGGTGTCAAATATGCGGTTAAACTAACCAATTATTCAGATGGCACAGGTGAAACTTTAGTACAAAAGGTTGACGCTTCGGCAACAACTTTTATGACTGAAGACGGCAATCGTAAAATATCAAAAATATTTTGGTCAGTAAATACATCCAATTCAAAGTCTGCCGTTGAATTAATATGGGATGGTGCAACAAACGCTACAGGTGTTTCGTTGTCTGGTCAAGGTTTTTGGGACTTACGTGCTGATGGTAATGAGATAGCTAACAACGCAACAACACCAACAGGTGATGTTTTACTCTCAACAAAAAATTTTGCAATTGGAGATAATTATACGGTTTTAGTGGTATTCAGATAACAATTTGTATAAATAATAAAGAGAAGTTAGAGATAGATACAAATGAGATTAATTACCGAAGAAGTAACACAAGCAAAATACATTGTAGAAGAAGACAAAAATGGCAAAAAAAATTATGCCATTAAAGGTATTTTTTTACAATCGGACGTGAAGAACAGAAATGGAAGAATCTATCCTAAAGAGATACTTCAAAAAGAAGTTCACAGATATAATAGAGAGTTCATAGAAAAGAATAGAGCATTTGGCGAACTAGGACATCCAGACGGACCTACCGTTAACCTAGAAAGAGTTTCGCATATGATAAAAGCTCTACATCCCGAAGGCAATAATTTTATAGGCGAAGCCCGAGTTTTGGATACCCCATATGGAAAAATAGTGAAAAGTTTAATAGATGAGGGTGCAACACTAGGAGTTTCAAGTAGAGGAATGGGCACACTTGTTCAAGCAGGTGGTGCTAACATAGTCAAAGACGATTTTTACCTTGCAACAGCGGCTGATATAGTCGCAGACCCATCGGCTCCCGATGCTTTTGTAGAAGGCATTATGGAAGGAAAAGAATGGATTTGGAATAATGGCGTTTTGAAAGAGCAAGAAGTAAACGAATTAAAGTTACAGGCAGATAAGAAAGCACTATCAGACAGAGCGGAAGTTAACGCAAAAGTCTTTGAAAACTTCCTTAAAAAGCTGTAATTTTATAA